GGCAGCTTCACCTATTGAATTGTTTTCTACACTCCAATAAATGCCTTGTGGGTTACCTGTTTCATTTGCTATATGATTGCAAATGTCAGCAAGTATACGAATTTGTCCTGTAATAGGTGTAGTATTATGCCGCCACTCTGCAACTTGTTTGTATGTAGGAAGTTCAAACACTTGTATAGCAGCATGATCGCCACCTGTGCCCATTGAAGGATCAAGCGCAATAATATATGTTTTATCTTTTCTAAGTTTTTCATACCAACGTGTTTGACCCATATTCATAATTGGTGTCTCTGGTTCAAATGTTGCAAGTTTAATAGAACTTATAAGAGTTTCGTCAAATACTAGAAACTCACATTCATATTCTCTACGAAAACGTTCTTCACCAATCCGCCCAAGTTCTTCTGACTTCCATTCATCGTCTCTGTCTGGATGTTCACTCCAGTGACATGTGAATGAATGAAATCCATTTACCCCTACATCTTGTTCGTTACCGTGTTCGTCATATTTCTTTTCAGCTTCTTTCCAAATAACAGCAAATGTGTCTTCGTCTGAATTAGGTGTTGAAGTAATAATAGCACGACCACCTGTTGCAAGTGTAGGTGATATTGATGTCCAAAATTCGTCTGCAATCGTAGGACTAACAAATGCAAACTCGTCACAGTATAGTAAAGATATACTCATACCTCTTCCTGTGTTACCTGTTGTTGTTGCACTTACTATCCTACTGCCATTTTCAAATTCCATACTACCTTTGTTGTAGTTAACAACACCTGCCCGTATGTGATCAGGACATAGTTCATACGCATATCTTACTCTTTGCATAATTTCTTGTGCACCTGTGTATTTGTGAGCAGCAATAAGTACAGTTTGATCGGGATTGAACATTGCATACCATAGCAAATATATCGCTGCACAAGTAGTCTTACCTGTTTGTCGTGGTAACATATTAATGTTGAATCTATGGTTATGATAACTTTTTAGCAAGCGTTCTTGATAGTCATAAGGATCAAATAACAGTTTACCTCTTACAGGGTGTTGTATGTATGCAAACTTCTCTGCAAAATACAAGTATCCCGTATCAGGATTCATACACTGCATTAGATCATTGATCTGTTCTTCAGTGAAGGTTTCTCGTTGATTTGCTTTTTTGGTGAGAACACCATCTAAACTTTTACTCATGAAAGTATTTAACCAAAAAATTAGCGACTTTCGACGCTATTGATTATTAATCTTTTTTAGCTGTTTTAGCTGCGTTTTTCCAATCCTGCTCACTTGGAGCGTCTGGATGATTCTTTGATCTACTTGTGCCTGCTTCTTTACGTTTATTCACATTGTAGTAAAGACCTTTGGATTTTTCTTCCAATGCTTGATATAGTTGTGCTTTTATACTATTTTCTAAAGCCATCGGATTGTCGCCATCCTGTGTTGCTTTGTACGCTTTTTTCTTTCTGTGAATACCACCTGACTGATACATATAGTCGTCATCTTTGTATTCTTCGTCTGGTGAATTGTCCCAACCACCTTCTTCTACTTCTTCGTCATTGATTCTTAAATCGCCTGGTTCCTGTCCTGACAACTTAACTATCCTATCCATGTCGTCATCGTCACCTCCGCAAGGTGAATCAGTATATGGTTCTGGATCTGGTTGGTGCATGTGTGCCACTGGCATTGCATCTGGCATGCCTGCATTTCTTAGGATTCCTAATAGTTCTGCTAGTTCTGCCGCGTTGTCTGCTGATACATTCATGCTTGCAGCTTCTAGTATTGGATCTTGATCAAATTGTCTACTTGTTACAACAGGTTGTCCTCCACCTGCTCCTACAATTTTTGCTTTAGGATTTTTCTTTACGTATGCTTGTAATGTTTCTGGTGCTCCATAACCTCTTGTGACTGTTCCGTCTTTTGCAGGAATATCTACATATGGTTTTGGATATTTTTTCTTCATTTGTGCTACGTTGAAGTTTGCTGTGCTTGGACCGTTGGACCCCATTTGTACATAAACTTCTTTGCCTACTTTAGGTGCCGCCGGTTGTGCTTGTCCTGCTCCTGCAGCTTTTTCGGCATCAGTAGCACCACCTGCTGTTGAAGCATTTGGAGTACTTGTTGCTGCCGCATCTCCACCCTGTACCGCGGCTGCTGTGGCATCTGCTGGTCCATCAACGCCTGCTTTTGCGTTAGGATTTGTTGCTGGTTTTGAACCTGCTGCCATAGCACGATTTGTTCTATCTATATATTGTTGATATGCGTCTTGGTTACTTTGTGCCCACTTTGTGTCTCCTAGCTTGGCTAAAAGCTCACTTAACTTGTCAATTTGTTCTTGAGTTGCTTCAAATATTAATGATTCTGCAATGCGGATTGCACCACGCATTGAGCTAATAAGATCTTGATCAGCACTTGTTGCTATAACTTCTGGATCGCCGCCGGAAGGTGCTGGAATTTCAGGTTGTCCTAATTGGTCTAACAATTTATTTAATTGATCAATTACTGCTTGTGTATCAGCATCTGGTTTGGCTGGTGCATCTGCTGGTCCATCAACGCCTGCTTTTGCGTTAGGATCTGTTGCTGGTTTCGCACCACCGCCTGATTTTACTTGTTCTATTTTTGCTAGTGTGTTAGATCCTGCTTGTCCATCTACTTGTAAACCGTTAGCTTTTTGAAATTCTTGTACTGCTTTGAATGTTCCGTTGCCATATTTGCCGTCTACACCGTTTGGATCAAATCCTAAATCTTGTAGATCCTGTTGTAATTTTTCAATTTCTGGCATTGCTTTTTTGCCGCCTTCATTGTAACGTGTCATTAGATCCTTTTGATTTTGTTGAGGCTCTTGATTAGTATTTGTATTATCTGCTGTATTACCAGTTGGATCTGTTCCTGTAGGTGGATTGTTTGGTCCAGCATCTCCTACTTGTGCATCACCTGCCGCTGCAAAATCTGCAGGAGTACCTGCTGTATTTCCAGTTGGATCTGTTCCTGGGGGTGGTGTATTCGGAGCAGGAGTACCTGCTGTATTTCCAGTTGGATCTGTTCCGCCTACTGTTTTAGGAGTGCCGTCTGGATTGTTTGTAGCACCGTATTGTCTATCCCATGATACTTGAGCTCCCCTAACATTTCTACCACTTCCAGTTGGACGAGGAGGTACATTGGTTGAACCACCTGATCCTGTTCCTGGGGGTGGTGTATTCGGAGCAGGAGTACCTGCTGTATTTCCAGTTGGATCTGTTCCTGGAGGTAGTGTGTTGGGGGTTGTATTTTTATCTGCGCCAGCTTCTTCTGCGGCATCGGCTGCTGCTTTAGCTTCTTCGTCGCCAAGTCCTAGTTTATCTTTGAACCAATCTAACAAACCTTCTTCTAGTTCTTTTTGTGATTGCTCACTAACTTTGCCATATGCATCTGCTTTTTGTATAAGATCACGAATATCCATAATTAACTTCCTATCGGGCTTTTTGTTTGTTGTTCGTTACTGATGTCTTTGCTTTCCCCTGGCTTAACACCTTCTACAGGATCAATAGCTCTTTCTTTGCGAGCTACTTCTAATTCTTTTAATAAATCCATTACTCTATTTTCACCTACTTCACTTTGAGCTGATTCACCTCCCATATCCTCAGTATTTAATATTGATTCATATGGTGTTTTATCTGTAGGTTCTTGGTAACGTTCTATAGGATCTCCTTCGCCGCGCACAATAATATGGCTGTGTCCAACTCCTGTTTCTACACTTAAATATTGTTCCAGCACAAATGCTGTAGCAGGATAGTTTACTTCAATGTCATAATGTGTTACTTCCATGTTTTGTAGTTGCGGGAAATCCAAAGGTTTTTCTGAAATTGGCGTTTTTTTACCAGCACTTATTGAAACAATATCATACTTTGTTAATGCCGACTCTAAACGATCAGCAAACCCTTCTGGAAGGTCTCCAGCTACTCTGACTTTAAATTTATAAGTCTTTTGAGCTTCTGTTAAATATTCTACAAATTTTCTCATATCACTTGATCCTATTATATGTTATTTATCCATATTCTTAAGTTTTTCTAGCAAACTATTACGGTCAGTAACAACATAGCCTTCTCCTTGTACCACATCACCATCTACTGATCCGTCTTTGTCTTGCTTTTCTTTTTTCAGTTGTAATTCAACCATCTTAAGTTTTTTGTCTAATTTTGCAACTTTTGCATCTAAATTAGTCTTTAGCATGTTACCAGCAACTTCAAATATACGTCCTGAATAACGACTTTCTACATTCATACCTAAATCCATGAGATCTTCGTACGCCTGCATAGACTTACTAGAAACTTCATTTAATTCATTGTCAGCTAATTCACCTAAGCCTTTAACTTGGGGTAGAGCAGCAGTGATTTTATCCAGCTCATGTATACTGCGGGCGGTTTCTTGTTGTTCAACAACTGCCTGTTGAGCTTTATCTGCATTTCGCGACTCTTCTATTATTTCTTTAGAGTCCGGCATGTTGAGTAATTCTTCAAGTTTTTTTGTCATTTGTTCACCGTTAACTGCTAGTATTTATGTTATCTTGAGCCTTGGTGGAAAATATCTGTTTCGTTTACGACACGAAAAAACATTCCTTGTTGCTTGCAGTAAGCATTGGCGGCTGACCATTTGGCTTGATTTAGTATATAACTTGCTTGATTAGCTCTACTTTTTCCAAGTTTATCTCTGTATGTTTGATTAGCAGGCTTTACTTCTATTAATTCAACACGTTGTTTTGCATTTTTATCTACATATGCTACAAAAAAGTCCGGCACATAGATAGTATGTTTTCCTGTGAAAGGATTTTTATAAGGAATACGTATTGCTTCACTAGCCCATTGTGCTACATTAGGATGTTCGTCACAAAATCTCATAAATGCAAATTCCCAACTTGATCTATAAGTTGGGGTTTTCCTTCCTACATATTTTTGAGGATTTTTTAAATTAAATTTACCTTGCGCAAATCTAGCCATAGCACTATACCACTATGTTACGTTTTTCTAATTTGTCTACCGTCTCTGTTACTTTGAATCCTAATGTGCTTGTCTTTGATCTATTATAGTTTAATACTTCTGCCACTATACTACTAAGTTGAACACTATTCAAACCTTTTAGTGTATCAAGTAATCGAAAAACATTTACATTATCTATTTTTGCTTGTTGTAATAATGTTGTACTTACACTTATGGCGGCTTCTGTGTCAAAGCCTCTTTTAGTAAAAAAACCTATAACAGCATCTACTTGATTACTAGGAAAACTTAATTTTTTATCAAAATACGTGTCAAAAAATTCTACAACTTTTTGATCTGACTTTTGTGTTTGACTTGGTAAATCACTCATTTTAAGTTCCTGTTACTTGATTTCTAATTTGCTGTTTAGCTGTTTCCGGCAAAGCATCATAAGCAGCATTGCTTTCATTTATTCCGCCAGCACCTCCACCATTTTGAAACTGCTTTCTGTGGACAGCTTTTGCTGCACTTTCAATCTGTGCCGAACTACTATTACTACTTACTTGGCTAAGAGCTGATAGACCTGCTATTGCGGCTGCACCGAGCACTAGATCCTTACCTCCACCGTTTCCACCATTTTTAGGAAATACTGTATTACTTACACCACTAACATCTGTTCCTGCAGCTGCACCTATTGCTCCTTTTAATAGGCTAAATCCTTCTTCTCTTAGTCCTTCTGAACTCAATCCTCTGACATTTCCTATTAGTTGAGCAGCTGCTAATCCTGCTTCAAATGGATTACTAAACTTTCCACCACCTTTTGTGATATAATCATATAAATCTACACCGGCGCCAAAGATGCCGCCTAAGCCTAATTGTCCGCCTCCTAATAAACTTGCAGGACTTGGAGTTGTGTCGTAGTGTGATGGATCTCCAAACCCGGTTGGGTTTCCATTAGCTCCTGCTTCGATTGATCCTCTATCATACCACACTGCTTCATAAGAAACAGAAATATTGTTTTCCATCATACCCGAGCCGTCACTAGCATCAACACTATCATGTGACCAGTTTGTAATAATAGGATTCACTAACGTGTAGGTTGTATAAGTTTTTCTAGATAATTGACTTATTTGTATATTGTTTATAAATGGCACTGTTACGTCGTTATCTAAACCATAGGCATACTTATTATATAAAGTACCTAAATATGTGTTATCTCCGGGTTGAGGACTGCTTTTTGCCGCTCTCGCTAACCCAGGATCAACCTTGCCCATACCATAACCTGTTGGAACTCCGCCTGCTTGTCCTGTATAGGTTTTATTATATGCTGCTGGATATTTTCCGTAATTACCATCTGCAAAATAATATCTATAGTAGGCTTCTAATATTGCTGTTGTTACCCCAAAATTATCATCATGAAACGTAATATTAATCGGATCGTAAGTTACACTTGTTTGCACATGTTTAACTCTATTGTATTTTTTCTTAGTATCAACAGTTGCTGAAAACTTTGGTAAATCGGCTCTTTTCACCAAAAGCCCTATTTCTGTTTTGTGCTTTTCTCCAAGTTCCTTAATGTTGTCAAACGCTATAGGATTAAACTGAAAGAATACATGATATAGAAATTTTGATTTAGGAGCAAGTCTAAATGCATCATCTACAAATGTTCTGCTTGCATGCCTAAAGTCTCCAAGATTGCCTTTTGGACTTAGAGCACCACTTGCTAAATTATCTAAAAAACCTGTGAACTTTCCCATACTAATATTTATCTTATTTAAATAAGTGCGTATATAATGAAAAAGGGATACTGATAAAAATCAGTACCCCTTCAAAGATTAGGAACTTTTTTAGTATTAAGCGCCGCCGCCAGTTACTAGAGTGTTTACTGTACGTCCTACTGCTGTACCAATACCTGTGCCTTGTGGTGATTGGACTGCATTATCATAACGTATAGCAAGTGTAACTGTTACAGCATCTGAAGTTGCATATGCAAGTGTATTGTAGTTTGCACTTTCACAATAACAGCCGTATAATTCAAATGTTTCAAGTACATTAGGTGTGTTAGCACCGTTACCACCGTCTAGAATTTCTATTCTAGTTGTAAACTTGTAGTCAAGTCCTGATGCTGCGCTTGATTGTTCAAAGAAATCAAACTGTTTCTGAAGTTGTTCACCAACAAGTTTTTGTACATTGTTGTTAACATCTTCACGCAAGTTTAGTGTAATTGGTTCCCAAGTATGTTTACCTGCCAGGAACACTTTACTGTTGTAAATGTCTAGTGTCATTTGTTCAAATGATACATTTGGACGAGTTACATCAACAACTTGCTTGGTTAATTCTGTTGTCGGAGTTGAAGTTCCGAAGTTTTCTAATGATACCCTAAAACGATATTGTAATTTGGGCATCAACAGGCCTTGGTTACTTGCAGAATCTCCGCTTGCCAAAGGCACTGTAATTTTTGATAGTGTTGATATTGCCATTTAATTTGCTCCTAATCTATAAGTATTTATCAAACTTACAGTCCTGCTATTTCTCCAGTATTTTTCAGTCTAAGCGGAATGTAAATAAATTCAACTGCTTTGACAGGTTCGATAGCAATGTCTAAGTATAGTTCATTTCTATCTATTCTAGCTGGAGTATTGTTTGACTCATCACACACAACTAAGAAGTCATATAATGCTCTTTGTCCTACAAGCTCAAGCATTAAACTCTCTGCAGCTTGTTTGATTTCGTCACGTGTAATTTTATCATTTGGTTCAAACAAATACGGTTTGGCAAGTTGATTTAACTGACTACGTAGGTAGATAACAAGTCTTGCTACGTTGATTCTATCTAAAGAACTTGCTGCTAGTTGTCTTGTTTTCTGACCAAATGCAACCAATCCTGCTCCAGTGATGAATGTAATTGGATTAACTGCGTTTGAATACAGTGTATCTCTTTGACCTTCATTAAGTGCTATTGATTTAAATTCGCCTTCTGATGTAATAAATCCTGTTGAACTTGCATTAGTAATGCCACCACGTCTTGTACCTGCTGGTGCAAACCATGGAAACGATACTTGATCGCTTAGTGCAATAGTTCTCATCATCATATGACTTGGTGGAACAACAACATTGTTACCAAAGTTATCACTTGTAAATCCACTTGGATAGTAAACAGCTAGATATGGATCTGAAGTTACTAATCCGTTGTCGTTATCTTCAACAGCTTGATTAGTGTTAGTTGCCCAGTTGTTGATAGACGTTGCATCACTTGTAAGTCTAAATGGTGAGTCACCTAAAACAAATGCTGTTAGTCCTCTGTCATAATTTAAAGATTTCATTTCACCAATAAGTTCTGGATAACCTGGTGTAGACATTAAGTTAAATATTCTTGATTCATTGTCTCTGATATCTTCATTTGAATTAACTAGTGCTTGTAGAGCCTGTACAATAACTTTACGTTGAGCTTTACGTCCAAAAGTACCTGAACCATCTTCTTGGTTTGCACTTTCAGTTACCCAACGATCTGCATCGTATGCAGCCATTGATTCTCCTACACCGCTACCGTATCTTGTATTGTTACCTGCTGTGTTGATATAATTTTTAACATATTTCTTAACATTAAATCCACTTCTACGTAGATTCCATAACAACATACCTTTTGGATATAATGCTGGATCTGGTGCATCTGGATCAACATAGTCACTTGCAAGTAGGTCAGCAATATCACCTGCTGTATCACTATTTGCACCTGCTGTATTGTAACGTGCATCTGCAAAAATAATACCATCTTCAGAAGTTTGATCACCTGTATCTACAAGTACCCAATTATCTTCAGCATTTGCATTTCCTAGTGCTGCATTGTACTTGTATAGTTTTGGATAATTTTCTAGATCACTTGTATTAATCCAAATATCACCTGTAACAAGAGCAGTGCCATCGCTTTGTGTCTTTGGAGCACTTGCTGTTACTATAGGACCCAATGGATCTGGTGTTTTTGATGAATCTACATTATAGTATGGACTTGCAGTTGAACTTTCTCCGCTTGTTCCATCATATTGATATCCAACAAATTCATTTCCGTTGTGTATCATAATATCTACTTCGTCAACAATAGAATTATACCATAGAGTGCCGTCAGCTGTTACCGCTGTAACTTCTGTTGGACTTGCTGTGAAAAATCCTTTTCCTAGATCGTTTACAGGACTCCATAAACTTGCTACGTATATTGCTGGAGTAGCAGTAGCATCGTCTTCTGTTGTTCCTGCTTCGTCAAATCTTGTGCCTGCAAAAGTTCCTGGTGCATAATACAAGTTTGGAGTTCCACTGTTACCGTCAACAAACGGAGTAAATCCAGCTGCTGCAAGAACACCGTCTGTGTCAACAAATTTAATTTCGCCACCTAAAGCATGTGTGATACTTACTTTATTTGTAGCATCTACTGAAGCTGTTACATTTGTTACATTAGCATCATTGATAGCTGTTGCAAGAAGAGTAGAATCTCCTGCTGCACCTGTGTAGGACGCAGTAATAGTAACTGCTGTTTCAAACGATGCACTTCCGTTGTCAGTAGTCTGTATTGTAAATGATTGACTTCCTGAACTTATTGAACCTGCAATAATTTTGTTACCTGTAATAACTGTTGGTGCTGCACTTCTTCTACGCTTCAATTTGAATGTTGCTAATGGAGGAGCATCTCCTGCTACATTAGTTTCAACATATAAATCACCTGCTGAAAGTCCTGTACCCCCACCTGATTTATCTAAGTTATAAATTGCTTCTTCGTTGCTAGCATATAACGGTGCGCTTACAGTTTCCCAAAGTTGTGTTGAGTTATTCCATTTTTTAACAAAGTAACTAGCACCTAAGTTAGGTGTTGTAGTTTTCAGCCAAACACTACCAGTTGGTCTTGTGTACGTATCGGCTGTCTTCCATTCTGGAACACTTGTATGTTTTGAAACTTGTAATGAAGGTGGATAGTAAGTTCCTGCTGCAATTCCTAATTCTGTTAATCTTGTAGAGTCACCCCCAATTAAAACTTCTCCGCCTATTGTTGAATCTTCAGAAGCACTACCTGTGCCATCACTGTAAATTTCTAATCTTCCATCTACTGCGTCTGCTGTTATTCCTGCAATCAACAGTCCATTAATTGTAGAAGCAACGTCTGTTACAGTATCTGAGCTATTTACAGTTACACTAGTACCATTTATTGTAATAGCTGCTGATCCTGCAAAAGATGGATTAGCGGCAGTACCTTGTATAGTAGGCCAGCTCTTAGCCCATGCATCTGAGCCTACAAGTACCCATGTACCTGATTTATTTCTGTAAAAAATTCTTATTAATGTAGTTGTTGCTACAACGGCATATGATCCTACTTCACCTATAGTTCCACTTGGAATATTTCCGCTAAAGCCGTTTACATTTAAACTACCTGTATTGGTAACTTCTGTTGTATCAGTAATTACATAAGGCACCTTGTTAGTAAAATTTTGTCCACTATTTACAACAGATGCTCCATTCCATTCCTGGATACCCCATAGAGTATTTGCTGTGTCTAACCAATATGTGCCGTCTGTTGGGTTTGCTGCAGGAGCTGTTGAAGTTGGTTCTAATTCGCCTAAATCAACGTTTGCTCTCACTACAAAAGCTCTGTTGCTTACACCTAAAAATGAATATGCAGCTTGTAGCCCATACTCGTTCAACTCTCCGCCATGTATTGGATTGTTATTTGAATCTGTTTTGAATATCGGATCACCAAATGTATCTGCTAGATCTCTTTGAGATGTAAGTAAGAATGGTGTTCCTGCATTTGCTGCCAATGTTCCAGGTGCTGTACCTGTTCCTGCAGCATTAGTCTTGTTAGCCGCAGTTGCGACAAAAATCATTGGTGTAGTACCTGGTTCAGCTGGGGTATAAAAACTTTCGTCTATTACGCTGACCTGTACTCCTGGTGATGTAAGTGCCATTATAATTCTCCTATTGTGGACATATGTTTGTTACTATTATTTAGCAAGAAAAAACAAAAACAGTGTATGAAAATAGGTTAAAAAGGTACCAAAAAGGTGAGCTAAATACTGTATGAGACCTTTATGTAAATGTGGACATAGACCTTGTGCAATAAATTATCGCAAAGGTAAAAAAATATACTATAGAAAATTATGTGAACGTTGTTTACGTAATGGATTAAATCACGGTATTCCGTTATGGAAACAGCGCGGATATAAAAAATTAGATTTATGCGAAAAATGCGGTCACAAAAGTAAACACCCAGAACAGTTTAACGTTTACCATATAGACGGAGATTTACAAAACTGTAGACCTAGTAATTTGAAAACAATATGTGCTAATTGCCAACGTGTTATACAGAAACAGGGAGTTCGCTGGAAGCAAGGCGATCTTTTACCTGATTTTTAAGCATATCTATTGTTCCACCATTATCTATAACATGATTAAAATTCACATTAGCCCATGCCCATTCTGATTGATGGATGTCTTTAGGTTCTACACCAATATCTTGGTACATTCTAAACCAAACAGGATCAGGTCCTCTACGGATGCGCCAAACTTCACCATATATACTTTTGATCATATTTGCTTCATTTTCAAAACGTACATCAGGAATAACATAATTTGTGGCAGGATTTTCTACAATTTTCTTTTTAACAATGCTTACCCATATGTTGTTGTCAAACCCATTACGCATACAATCAGTACCAAACTCTTGTAATACTACTCTAGGACTAATATTCCTACCAGTTTCTTGAGACCAAAAAGAGTCTTTTTGTTCACGCCAAGCTCTACCTTCATCAGTATCACCTTCTAGCATTTGTCTGTCCCATCCAAATACTTCTGCTACACCGTCTTTGAGTTTATCTGCAAATGAAACTTTTGTGTAGCCATATTCTTCTACAAGAATGTCAGCTACAGTTCCTTTACCCGAACTAA